TGTTAAAGCAATAGAGTCTGAAACATTTACAGATGTCAAAGACAGACTACAGGAATCTGATCTAGTTGATTTTGCTACACCACAGGCTAAATTGAGTCATCAAGTTAGTCAATTGGGCTACAGTGCTAAAGATGATACTTTAGCAAATTACTTACACAGTATTAGCAGTAAACTAAATGACGGCGGACAACTAAGTCAGTTTGAATATGGTGCTATCAAAAGTTGTTTATTAAGTGCAAATCAAAACGTACAAAAAACTGCTCCTGTAGATGTAGCAGAAACATACGAAGCATTTTTGGACCAATTTACACAATAAAAACACACATAACAGATAAATAAATTTGTTAGCCAGAAATGGCTAATAGTTGTAAAAAAGTACTTGACATTTTTACATCATGGCAATATAATTAAGGCACAGTAATATGAATGTATTACGAACATGGCATAAACAAAGGAGAAAACATTATGGCCTCATTAGCAGAAATTAGAGCAAAACTACAATCAATGGATACCAAATCCAGTAGTTCCCCAGCTCAAAGCGATAAAGCAATTTACCCTTTTTGGAACATAGACGAAGGTACTAGTACAGTACTAAGATTCCTTCCTGACAGTGATCCAAACAACACGTTCTTTTGGGTAGAACGACAAATGATAAGACTAACATTTCCAGGAGTTGTAGGCGGTGACGCAAAACCAGTTACTGTACAAGTTCCTTGTGTGGAAATGTTTAATGAAACTTGTCCTATTTTAACTGAGGTAAGACCTTGGTTTAAAGATCCTTCTTTAGAAGACATGGGAAGAAAGTATTGGAAGAAAAGAAGTTATATTTTCCAAGGCTTTGTAAATGAAAACCCATTAAACGAAGAAGCACCTGAGAATCCAATTAGAAGATTTGTAATTGGTCCTCAAATTTTTAACATTATTAAATCAGCATTAATGGATCCTGATATGGAAAACCTTCCAACAGATTACGTTAATGGTACTGATTTTAGATTAACTAAAACAACAAAAGGTCAATACGCAGACTATTCCACAAGTAAGTGGGCTAGAAAAGAAAGTGCTCTTACTGAAGAACAACTTGCGGCAATTGACTCAAATGGACTATTTAATTTAAATGACTTCCTCCCTGCTAAACCAACTGCAGAAGGTATTCAAGCAATAGCAGAAATGTTCCAGGCAAGTGTAGATGGTGAATTATATGACCCTGCAAGGTGGGGTACGTTTTACAAGCCCTATGGACTTGATACAGGAACAAGCACACAAACCACAGTGGCACAGGCACAACCTACTCCAGCAGTACAACAAACTGCAACAGAGAGTGTGGCTCCTGTAACTGCTCCTGCACAAGCAGAAGCAACTGTGACAGAACCTGTTGCTGAAACAACTCCTTCTCCTGCACCTGCAACAGCAGAAGCAGATACTGGTAAAAAATCAGCAGATGACATTCTGAATATGATCAGAAATAGACAAACGTCTTAAGGAGGAAACATGCAAAAACCTTTTGACTTAACAAAGTTCAGAACTGGCCTGACGAAGAGTATTTCAGGTATTAGTGCTGGTTTCTTTGATCCACAGGATTGGATTAGTACAGGAAACTATACACTAAACTATCTTATTAGTGGTGACTTTAATAAAGGTGTTCCACTTGGTAAGGTATCTGTATTTGCTGGTGAGTCCGGTTCTGGTAAAAGTTTTATTTGTTCTGGTAACCTTGTAAAATCAGCACAACAAATGGGCTGTCAGGTTGTGTTGTTTGACTCAGAGAACGCACTTGATGAACAATGGCTACAGGCATTAGATGTAGACACATCACCAGAAAAACTTTTGAGAATTAGTGTTTCAATGATTGATGATGTTGCTAAAGCAGTATCAGAGTTTATGAAAGACTATAAAGCAAACTATGGCGATCTGCCATATGAAGAGCAACCTAAACTGGTATTTGTAATAGACAGTTTGGGTATGCTTCTAACTCCGACTGATGTAGATCAGTTTCAGAAAGGTGACATGAAAGGTGACATGGGTAGAAAACCAAAGGCATTAACAGCCTTGGTTAGAAACACAGTGAAC